TGTAGCTCATGGTGATTTTCTGCGTTTGAAGGTTCATGATAACTCTTTGGCCATTTCCACTGGTTTAGCCGGCATGTATTGTTCGGCTACTATACCGGCACATATAGATGACTCTATTAGTGTGTTTGGGAGCCTGTCTTCTGTTGGCTTGCAGATATCTAGTGTTCAGTCTTATTTGGAATCAGAGAAGTTGGATTGTTCTAAAGAAGTCGCATCCGTGCTTGTGAAATACCACCGAGCAAATATTGTCGTGGTACCAGATGTGGTCTTCCCTGTCCATTTGGCCGTGCGTCGTTATCAATATGATGATGCTAAGCTTGATGTTGATTCAAAACCCCTTATGTCGGCATTTATGAGCCCTATTGTACATGAGGCTTTCGTTCCTGATAATGTTATATCTTCAGAAGTGAGAGCCATAAATGGGCGAATAAATGAGGTGAAAACCGAAGTGGATATAACTCAGTTTATGCAGTCCACTATGGTTGAATTCTCAAAGCAACTCATCCCAAAACAAGGGTTGTTGTTTCCTGTTGACGAAGATGTGGTTTTTGCTAGGCAGAATCGTCCTGCTCAACGTCAGCTATTGGCCAAGGCCCAAGTTTCTATGGCCAAGAGAGTTATTAATAGTTTCCTGAAGAAAGAACCATACCAGGAAATTAAAGATCCTAGAGTTATTTCCACGTATAATTGTGTGGATAAGTTAGAATACTCTAAGTACATATATTCCATGGCTGATCTTATAGATAAGCAGCCCTGGTACGCTTTTGCTAAAACACCGCAGGAGGTTTCATCTAGAGTTGCCCAGATTTGTATGGGAGCTCAGGATGTAGTTACTACCGACCTATCTCGCTTTGATGGTCGTGTATCGAATGCCCTCAGAATGTTGGAACGCATGTGCTTGGCGAGAGCGTTTCATTCAAAATATGTTGAACAAGTCTTAAAACTCCATGATGCTATGTATAAATTGCATGGTTATGGGACGTTTGGCACATTTTATGAGTCTGGAACCACACGTGGTTCAGGCTCACCTGAGACAGCATTATTTAATAGTATATGCAATGCGTACATGGCTTATTTGACTTATCGATTGATGGGATTTAGTGCTGATGACTCTTTTCGGCGATTGGGTTTATATGGAGGAGATGACGGATTGACTGCGGATGTTGATCCTATTAAATATGAACAGGCTTGCAAATTGGTCGGTCAAAAACTAACAATTGATCTTATTAAACGTGGCCAGCCCAAAGTTAATTTCTTGGCTAGGTATTACTCACCTGATGTTTGGTTTGGGGAAACTAATAGTTGCTGTGATATTGCTCGGCAACTTTCTAAGCTACATGTCACAGTTAATTTACCATCCAATATCACGCCCCAAGCTAAATTGGGAGAGAAACTGCGTGGTTATGCATTGTGTGATTCACATACTCCTGTTATTAGTGAGCTTGTGATAACTGGTAATAATTTAGGTTTGTTACAATTACCTGAAGTAACTGAGATACGCACTTGGTGGAGTCAATATGATTATAGTGTTCATTATAAGAATGTCCGTGAACCTTGGATGTTTGAATTGTTAAATGAACAGATCCCTGATTTTGATTTTGAGAAATTAAAAGCGGCCATAGGTAGGTGTTCTGAACCTAAGCATTTGTTGGCATTGCCTTTGATGGCTGAACCCAAGCCCCCTCAAAGTGCGAAAGCCGTCGTCTTGTTAAATGATGACGTTAAACTTGGTAGTAATGTTCCTATAGTGCCACCATCACCAACTTCTTCTGTCTCTTCGACACGTTCTAAGGATAGTCGTAAGGGTGTTCGGGCTAGGAAAGCATATAGGAAAACCAAAGATTTGGTACCGTCCCCTGTTGTTCCACCACAGGCAGGAACGGTGAAGACGTAAACTGGGAATCGTGCTGGTGCCGGGTTGGTGGTTTATCCCGGCGTTGATACATAACTAATATATTAACGTGTTATGTCCTCCAGCATTGATGTCAAATCAACAACTTTCTCTTTCACTCCGGCCCAGGCGGCGGAGGAATCGAACTCCTGTAAGTTCGAATGCTACTGCCTTAACTGTTACCACGACAAACCCTTCCACTTCCTCGAGCCAACTAAGCTCGAAGAATCCCTCCAAAATGAAGAGG